GTTGGTAATAGTGAATATACTTTTTTAAAAAATAATTTATATCTCACCGATAATGGTGAATCAAACAATTATGAGGGGAATCTCCCATATAATGAATTTGCTTTTTTAAGGAACGATATATTAAGGGAACAAAATATACCAAATTCTGGTAGCACAATATCTTTTACACCAAACATAGAACTTACAACAAAAAATACTGAACATACAACAATTACTGACATTCAAGCACCATACCAAAATTGGAATATATATTTGAGTTATGTGTATAGTGGAGATACCCAAACACCGATTAAATACACACTCACTGGCGATACATATGTTAGTTTTCTTTCTGGTGATGGTATTCCATTCAGAATATCTTCAAATCAAAATTATTATGTCTTAACATGTCCAGTAGAACATGGTATGAATATTGGTGAATACATTGTTTTAAGCGGTGCTAATTTAAATAGCGGTATTGATTTGGTAAATAGGACATTTTCTATTGATAGTGTTGGTAATGAAACATATAGGTCAGAAAAATTTGTCATTAACATTTCAAAAAAACAACTAAAAAATGGTACAACACTTTCGGATGGTACAATTTATTTAGGTAAAAGGTGTTTGAATATCAAAAATATTACAGGAACAACATCACAATATTATGTTCATAAACATAAAACAATAACAGATGCTAACGATTATATTTTAGATAAAATAGGTTTTGAATCACCCATATGGGAAAATGAGAAAAAATTAGTATTTGAAAATTTTTCAGGTGAAAATGATTATTTAGTTGAGAAAAATAAAATGGAAAGTATGTTATATGATTTTAAAAAACCATTTTATTTATCTGGTATCACAAATAATTTAGGTTATACACCAACAGAAATATATACAACAATTGTTTTCAGAAATGGTAATGGTTTTTTTGATTACCCATTAAAAACGGGTTGGAAGTTTAATTTCCATGATACATGGATTGACAAACATTTTGAAGGTACAACATCAAATGAATCTTCTTTACAATATACTGAATTTACTAAAACACAAAACTCAACAACATTTACATTCAAAAGTGGTTCAACGTTAAACAAAGGAGATGTACTAACAGGGGCATTTGTTGAATACAATGAAATAGAAATGAAAGAGCGCATTATAAGTGAATCATTTCATAAGATGACAATTCCAACAAGCGTATTTGATTTCAATCAAGACGATCCTAATTATTATTCAGGAGCATCAACTAACAATATGGTAGGAATTTATTATCAACCACATTATAGAATCAAACTCAGACAACTATCACCATATATAGAAACGTCAAAAACAAACGATATATATAATTTACCAGAAAACACAAAATACTCTCAAAGTGAGGGTTTATGGAAATGGAGGGATTTATACGACCATGGTTATACAGATACGGATGGTAATGGAACAAATTTTCCATTCGCAAATGATATGCACTATATAAAGCAAGATATTAATTTTTATTTACGTAGTGAAAAAACATATCAAAATAAAAAAGATGGATTAAAAGATTTCTTAACAAGATTAATAGATTGCTAATATGAAAATAGTAAAACCAAATAATAATATTAATTTGATATTAAATAGTGAAACCGACTATCAAACTAATTTGGGTTGGAGTGAAAGTTTTGTTGAGTTTGAAACCGATGCATTAAGACAAGTAACAAATAATGCTGAAAATTATGAAACTGTTAGATATATACACAAACCATATAGCGGAATTACATCGAATCAAAATTTACTACAAACAGATATTTGGTTTTATTTTTATTTCATAAGCGGAAACACGTATGTGCAAAATTACGAAGCAACCGAATTAACAAATGAAGAAAATGCGAAAATGTTGGCACAAGCAACAAGAAGTTTTTTTAGGTTGGAATTTTATAAAACAATAGACAATGAACCACCAAGTAGGATAAATAGAAAATTAGTTTTCGCAAAAAATTTAGTACTTACGTCTGGCGAAAGATTTTATTATACTAAAGACCAATTTAACGACTATATTTATTTACCAGTATTTACGGGAAACAATTATAGAAACAAGGAAAATATGTATATTTTTTGGTTTCAAGACAATACACCATATGAAACAACACCTTATAGTGGTAATACTTTTTGGGTTACCGCAAAGTATTTAAACGCTAAAAATGGTGACATTTTAGATTTCACAAACAATTGTTTTAGTCAATCACATGAAATCGTAGAAATAAACGATTTGTATTATCAAATGGATGTGGATATGGTAAATTATACTTTTCAGATTTATGAATACGATGGTGTAAAGGGTGATAGAGTGGGAACAAAAAACAACCCAATAAAATTTTATGAGAAAGGAGGTGCAACATGTTAAATAAATTAAATTATCAAATTCTAAAAAAGGATACTTTACAAAATTTTAATATCCCTATATATTTAGAAAGCCATACCGATGAACTTGGTGTTATGGTTGGTTTTGATGGTGATATTGAACAAATTGAGCAATTGGTCAATTTTTCATATACACAATCTGACAAAACAATCACAATTTATAATACTGTGAATACTAATAAATTAAGAAAAATTGTGGAGCAAACTTTCACAATTAATTGGGGTGATGGCACAACATCATTAATCCCAATTAATATGGGTGAAATAAACTCACAAATACCAAGTGTTGAACATACCTATTCAATTTCTTCAGGTTATACTATCACAATATCATTAGATTCACCATGGTCCACACAAAAAACATCGAAATATGTAATTGTACCAAGCGAATATAGTGTAACAAATCCATTCGGAACATTTACAAGTGTAGCAGTTCCAGCATATTCAAATCTGACAGGACAAACACAAAATTATTTAACTGATTTAGATTATACAAACAATACTGGATATACAACAAGTGGATATACTTACTTAGCCATAGGTGGTAGTAAAATTTCAACACTCAAACTTTATGGTAGTAATTCATATTCAGGTGTTATTACTGGAAAGGATACAATTGGAAATTATTCTGCATATACTATTGATGGGCAATATTATAAAGATTATTCTGATGGATATACACTTATAACAGGAACAACAGAAGGCTTTACAAAAGAAGAAGTTTTTAATAAATTAATCATTAGAAACGAACATTTTTTAGGTTTTGTCGATGAACCTACCATATATTCAGATGTATTTGTAGAACGAGGCAAACAGAATGTTATGGAGAAAAATTTTAGATTATGTGAAATAGAAACAATAGGTGAATTAGAAGTTTACCAAAATGAATATTTTATTATAAAAAAGCAATAAAATCATATTTATAGTTAAATAACAAATAATGAGTGTAGGTTCTTATGGAGTTGTCAGAGGTGCGGATGTTTCACCAGAAGATGTTGAAATATATTTTCATTATGCTGCTGATAGAAATGCAACGTCTCAAGTGACATTAAAAAAATTAAATTCTGTTGATGTTTTAACCCCATTGTATCACAATTCAAACACAACTCAAGATACAACAGCATCAAATATTGAAGTACTTGGTGGTCTTTATAATATGAAAATATCATCAACTGACTTTTCTGAACTTGGAATTTATACACTTCATATTAGACCAAAACAAATTAGAACAAGAATTACAGATTGTGGTGTTTTAGCGTCTTTACCATCAGTTAGAGGAATTATAATTGATTTATCAAATGTACCAAGTGTAGATAGAAACAAGTTTACACCCCAAGGCTTGGTTGGATATAGGGTTGAATATTTGAATTTGACCGATAATAAAAAAATACCAAATTTTTATAGAATTGTAACATCATCATTTTATTGTACACCAATAACTACGAATTTAACAAGTACAACACAAAAAGCCGTTAGGTATCAATATAGTGATCAAGCAACAAATTTGATGTTTTTAACTATTACACCTTCATCTGCACCATCAAACAAACCAAACACGATACCATTTATTGGCCAACCATCACAAAAAATTATTTTATCAAATACTTTTTTTAATCCAACAACTATTGAAATAGAAATGGTTGAGCATGACACAAGCACATTAGCTCATGCTCTATATGGTAATCAAAGTAAAGCAGTTGCACCAGGCATATATACAATTTATGATAATAACAACAATATTTATAAGCAGTTCAATCTTTATGAAGTTAAAGATGAGTTCAATGAAACACTATATGAAATCAGAGAACAACGAACTAATATTGATGAAACATTAAACTTTGATACTATTACCGAAATATAATGGCAAAAAGAAAAGTACCTAGTCAAGCGGCAAGTGGGGCGGATACATTTAATGATAGTTTAGTTGGTTATCAGATTACTGATGGAACAAGCCAACTAACGAATACTAATTTTGCGTTAGATGTTGTAATTCCTGAAAAAGATAGTAAAGAATTTGTTACTTCCGCATTTTCAGATTTTTTAACATTAGATGATTTAAAAGAAGAAGAAGTTGTTGCTACACAATCAACACCAAGAAGAACTGACAAGGTAAGATTCAATACGTCTAAGAACAACGGAAACAAGTCATTATTCGGTTCTTTAAAAAGTAGAATATTAGTTTCATTAACAAATATTATTAAGACATTTCCAGCTGCAATGTTGGTGGATGCTAATAGTCCAATTAAAGCCAAGTCATATACCGCATATAATATATCATATGATAACAATTTCAAGACTACAGAATTTGAAATTGAGTTATCAATGATATTTAATCCATTTGATGTAAAATTAATTACACAAAATAGTCTACTTAAAAATGTTGAAAACCCTATCAGAGATTTCTATTCTTCATACAAAAAATATGTAATAGAAGTTGAGGGTATAAAATATGACATTATAGATTATACTGAACCAAACGATGAAAATATATTGACGTTGACTATTGCTGGTAAACCATTTACAGGCTCAACGTACAATCAAAATATTTTGATAAAACCAAATAATGGTATTATTGAGGAATTTTTTAATAATCTTGATGAATTAGAGGAGATTTTATTAAATAGAGAAACGACACCATTATATACTGCATCTTTTTCTGTTCCAAGAGATAATGAAGATAGTAGCGGAAGTCAACTTACTGCTAAGTTTGTGACTTGGCCATTATCTAAAGATAATTGGAACCCGCAAATTGCGGGATTAAGATACGAGCAATATGTTTCTGAATTAAATGATATTAGTGATGAGGTTGATGATTATAAATCTAATTTAATGGTTAGATTTTTAGCATCACCACAATTATTTGAATTCGATTCACAAGAACAAAAAGCAGATGCTATATTTCAATTATATGGGCAAAGTTTTGATAGAGTTAAAAAATATATAGATAACATCGCATTTATGCGAAATGTTTCATATGATGCAGTAAATAACGTTCCAGATGTTTTATTGAAAAACTTAGCAAACACTCTTGGATTAGAAAGTATAAATTTATTAGATGAAAAGAATTTAAATAATTTATTATATACAAGACCAAATAGTGACTATGGCGGTTTACCATATGGTCAAACTCAGATTGAAGCCGAATATGAATTTTATAGACGTTTAGTTGTAAACTTGGCATACATCTATAAATCAAAAGGTACTAGAAAAGCAATAGAATTCTTTTTGAAATTTTTGGGGGCACCCGAACCATTGATTAAACTCGATGAATATGTTTATAAAGTAACTGCTGTACCTAAAACATCAGATCTTGAAGGTGATATATATGATACTATTTTAAGTGGGAATACCACCTTTACAAGAGCGGGTTATCCAGTAAAAGAAAATTCCTATTTACCAAGAAGAGCATCTTCAACTACTGAAGATATATATTTTCAAAGGGGTGCTGGTTGGTACGAAAAAACTTTATTACATAGGTCAAAAATGGTTACTGATACGGATAACTCCATTTTGACGGGTAGAACAAAAACAATAAAAACAAAATCAAAAGAATTCACTTATGGTGAAGAATATTTTGATGTTTTTAGAATGTTACCTGGACTACAAACAGGTTATGAATTAGAGTCTTTAATTGACAATGAAAAGGCACATGTAGTTGATGATGAATCAGCACTTATATTAAATAGAAAAAATATTAGTGTATATATATCTTCAGCAAGAGGTATTGATTATGATATCTATAGAAAATCAAGGGAATTATCTTTGAGTTTTGGTACCAACACTCTTGAACCACAAACTGGGTTTACATTTGCACAATATTTAAATAATGTTTTTAGTACACAAATAAAGAATTCACATTTAATCAAATATCAAAAAAATTACTTCGCATTAGAAGATATATTCCAAGAT